ACGCACCATGATGGTCCAGCCAACGGTGGACGCAGCGAAAGACTACGTGCGGGAGCGCATCAACCCGCTGATCGAATACACCCCCGCCATCAAGCAGCGTTGCTCAGAAGGAAAGAGCCGGGACGGAGCCAACACCGTCAAATTCAAGCGCTTCCCCGGCGGATTCCTCGCCGTCACTGGCGCCAACTCAGCACAAGCCCTGCAATCCCGCGCTATCCGCTACCTCATCCTGGACGAAATTGACCGCTACCCGCGCGATGTCGATGGGCAAGGCGATCCGCTCGGAATGGCCGTCAAGCGCACCGACACATTCAAGCGCAACCGCAAAATCTTCAAACTCAGCACCCCAGGAAACAAAGACGAATCGCGCATCCTGGTTGACTACGCCGAGACCGACCAGCGACGATACTTCGTCCCATGCCCGCACTGCGGAAACATGGACTACATACAGTGGAGCAACATCCACTGGCCACCCGGCCACCCGGAAAAAGCCGCCCTAACCTGCACCGCCTGTGGCGCAGAAATCGAAGAACACCACAAGACCTGGTTCATGGATCCTGCACGCGCGGAATGGCGACCGACCGCCATCAGCAAACGCCCCCGCTCGCGCGGCTACCATCTCCCAGGCCTCTACTCCCCACTCGGCTGGCGCAGTTGGGGAGACATCGCCACAGACTGGGAACAAGCCATGGACCTCGCCGCGCGCGGCGACGACACCCTGCTCAAGAAAATAACCACCATGGACCTGGGCGAAGGCTACGAACAGCAAGGAGAACGCGCCCGCGTCTCCACCATCAAGGCGCGCGCCGAAACCTACCCGCACCGCATGGTGCCTTACGGCGGACTGATCGTCACCGCCGCGGTAGACGTGCAGCACAACCGCCTGGAATGCAAGATCATGGCCTGGGGCCGCGCCGAAGAAGCCTGGGTGATCGACTACCACATCATCTGGGGAGACACCCTGCAATCGCAAGTCTGGGCGGATCTGGAAACCTGGCTGCAAACCCCCTTGCGCTACCAGAACGGGGTAGAAATGCGCATCGCCGCCTGCGCCATCGACGCCGGTGACGGAACCACCTCCGAAGAAGTCTACAAATTCGTGCGCTGGAAGAGCCACCGTCTGATCTTCGCCATCAAGGGCGCGAAATCATTCGACGCGCCGGTTCTTCCGCCCCCCACCGCAAGGGAAGTAGACCGACAAGGAAAGCGCGTCAAGACAGGAGACCTGCTCTGGGTCATCGGCGTCAGCCAGATCAAGGTCATCATCGCCGGTCGCCTTCGCCTGGAGACGCCCGGCAAGAACTACATCCACTTCCCCACCTGGCTCCCAGACGAATACTGGCCGCACCTCGGCAGCGAAAGCCTGAAAAAACGCTACATCAACGGCAACGCCTACCAGCGCTGGGAAAAAATCCCAGGCGCCAGAAACGAAGGCTGGGACCTGCTGGTCTACAACTACGCCGCCGCCTGCCGCATCGGCATCAACCGCTGGGGAGAAGCGCAATGGCAAGAATGCGAGCGCCATTTATCGCAGCACGACCTGCTCTCCGGAATCGAAACGCCGCATCATGAGCAGCATGAGCAGCCTGAAATAATCTCGAACGAAGCAGCCCCGGGTGTCCAGACGGAAGAACTCGAAACCGCAGCTGGTGACGATGTAAATCAATCGCCACCACGCTTTACACCACCCGTAAAGATCGCGATCAATCCGCAAGCACCGCAGGCCAGAAGGATAGGTCGATCAACCTACTTGAGGTAATCTGACCCGCGCCCTGAACATTTTCCAATTGGCGCGCAAATACCCCTCCACGGCATTCTGTCTGCTACACAAAACAGCAGACTATCCCATGCCAGTATCGCAAGCCCAGATCGACGCCCTCAATGCCGCAATCAGCGTAGGCGAGCGCATCGTGCGCATGAACGATAGGATGGTCGAGTACCGCTCAGTCGCCGAACTCATCCGAGCGCGTGACGATCTTTTGAGCCAAAAAGCGGCTGAAGAAGCAGCCACCACTGGCACGCCTCGCCCACGCCAGACCATGCTTTATCACGCCGGACGCGGATTCTGATGGCGAAAAAACGCAAGAGAAATAAATCCGCTCCAGCAGGCGAAACCAGTTTCACTGTAAACGCTCGCTACGACGCCGCAGGAAATGGCCGCCGCATGCGCGGATGGGTAACACCGGCAACAGGACCGAATCGGGCAATCGATGGGCTGGCCACCATCCGCAACCGAGCGCGAGACGCTCAGCGCAACGAATGGACTGGTGCAGCCAGTGGACGGGTATGGACCACCAACCTGATCGGCACCGGCATTATTCCGCGCCCGAAAACATCAGACTCCAAACTCAAGGAAATGCTCGTTTCATTGTGGGACCAATGGGTGCCGCAATCAGACGCCGACGGCGTGCTGGATTTTTACGGACTGCAAACCCTGGCCACGAGAAACTGGATCGCTTCGGGAGAAGTATTCGCACGCCTGCGCCCCCGCCGCCTGGCAGACGGCCTTGCCGTCCCGCTGCAGATTCAGCTGCTCGAATCCGACATGCTCCCCTTGCTGAATGTTGACACCTACCCTGGGCTACCGCCTGGAAACATCATCAGATCAGGTATTGAACTTGATCTCGTAGGCCGCCGAGTTGCCTATTGGATGTACCAGGAGCACCCAGGCGACTGGGTGTCCGGCGGAATAATGGCCAGCCAGTTGTCGCGCATTCCAGCCAATTCAATCCTCCATATATACGAGCCGATCCGGCCTGGCCAGTTGCGCGGCGTATCTGATTACGCGCCAATTCTAGCCAAGTTGCGAGGCGTCATGGATTACGACGACGCCGTGCTTGAGCGGCAAAAGCTCGCCAACCTGTTCACCCTTTTCATCACCCGCACAGGCATGGCCGGCGACCCGAGCATCAACCCCGTGACCGGAATGCCGTCGGAGTTTGACTCTAAAGGCGCACCGCTTGCCGCGCTGGAACCGGGAATCAGCCAGGAATTGCTGCCAGGCGAGGATGTCAAATTCAGCGATCCACCAGACGCCGGTGCCAATTACGCCGACTTCATGCGCCAGCAGCACCTGGGTGTGGCGGCAGGTCAGGGCACGCCATACGAACTTCTGACCGGCGATCTCAAGGACGTTTCAGACCGGACGCTGCGCGTCATCATCAACGAATTCCGCCGTCACTGCGAACAGCGCCAGTGGCAAATCGTCATCCCGCAATTCTGTCGCCCAATCCGCAACGCCTGGGCCGATGCAGCCGCCCTTGGCGGAATGCTCACATTGGCGCAAGCCGATGAGGCAAAAAACGTCACATGGTCGCCACAAGGATGGGCATACATCCATCCCACCCAGGACGTACAGGCCAAGACCATGGAAGTCGCCGCCGGATTCAAATCCCGCTCCCAGATCATCACCGAGCGCGGCGATGACCCCGACGAAATCGACCAGCAACGCGCCGCCGATGCCAAGCGCGAAACCAGTCTAAAGCTCAACCAGAGCCAGAAGCCATGAACCTGAACATTTTCCAATTGGCGGCAATTTTCATAAATCGCCATCCTGCCAACATCGAAACGGAGTAACGCAATGCCACGAAAAAAATCATGGTTCCAGGTAAACGCATCCGCGCTGGGCGAAGCGGAAATCGCCGTGCGAGGGCCAATCGGCGAATGGGGCGTCAGTGATGCCGACTTTATCAACGCTGTGGAATCGCTTGGCGAAATAGACGCGCTGACTGTACGCATCAACTCGCGGGGCGGAGACGTAGACCACGCTCTCAGCATCTTCAACGCTCTGAAATCCAACCCCGCCAACATCACCGTGCGCATTGACGGAGTGGCTATGTCAGCCGCCTCCATCATCGCCATGGCCGGCGACCAGATTATTATGCCGGCCAACACCATGATGATGATCCACAACCCGTGGACAATTGCTGCCGGGAACGCACAAGATCTGCGTCAGGCTGCCGACACGCTGGACAAATACACCACGCTGCTGATCTCCACATACACAGCCCGCACTGGCAAGAGCGAGGCAGAAATCCAGGCCATGCTCGACGAAGAAACCTTCATGACCGCCGCCGAAGCCGTCGAGCAAGGATTTGCCGATACGGTCGAAGCCATCGCCAAAAACCCTGACGCCCAAGCCCGCGCATACGCCGCCGCCCTGGGTATCCCGGATGACGTGCTGGCACGCATGGCTGCCTCAGGCGAAGTAGAAAAATCTTCGGAAGAAAATCCGAGCGAAGAAAATCCGAGCGAAGAAAATCCGAAAGAAGAAAATCCGAAAGAAGAAAATCCGAAAGAAGAAACAGAAGCAACACAGCCAACACCCAGCCTGGCCGCGCATATTCAAGCCCGCGCCACCCTGCTCGGAATCCAAGCCCACGCCGCCGACATCGCCCTGGACGAAAACCTGACCACCGTCGAATCCGCCTATGCGGCACTAGCCGATGCACGCGAAATCGTCGACCTGTGCACACTGGCATCCATGCCAGAGCAGGCTGCTCCTCTTATCCGCCGCCGCGCCACGCTGGCGGAAGCGCGCAAAATGCTGACCGACGCACGCGCTTCGGCTGACGAATCCATCCGCACCGACGGGCACCCCCCGTCAGAGTCCCATAAACCGGCGCAAAGCAGCGCCGACGTATGGGCAAAAGTAATCCCCAACCGCCAGACCAAGGAGCAATAGAAATGGCAACTTTCACCGAAGCCCGGCGCACGGGCGATCACCTGATCTCGGAAGCGAACTACACCCGCAGCCGCGAAAACATCACCATCATCAGCGGCGCGGGCATTCTTGCGCCCGGAACCGTGCTGGGGAAAATTACCGCTTCCGGCAAATATTCTGCCTACAACAACGCCAACGCTGATGGAACCGAAGTCGCCGCGGCAGTGCTCTACGCCGCCGTCGATGCCACCTCTGCAGACGTTCCGGCAGTCGCGCATGTCCGAGACTGCGAAGTTGCAGAAATCCTCATGACCGGCCTCGACGCCGCCGCCATTAACGACCTCGCCGCCATCGGCGTAATCGTCCGCTAAGGAGAAACACAAAATGCCATCGATGAACATATTTTCTGACGACGCGTTCAGCCTTGCCAGCCTGACAGCAGCAATCCAGAACATTCCTTACCAGCCTGGCCGTATCGGAGAATCCGGCTTGTTCATGGAGAAATCAATCGCCACCCTGGATTCCTACATCGAGCAGGAAAATGACGTTCTCTCGCTGCTTCCCGTAACTCAGCGCGGCGCGCCGGCAAAAGGCGCGCCAATCGCCAGTCGCGTTGCCAAATCGTTCCGTGTCCCGCAGATCAAGCAAGAGAAACAGCTTGGCGCGGATGCCATCGTCGGCGTGCGCAGTTTCGGTAGCGAGACCGAACTTGAAACTGTTGCGAAAGTCGTGGCAGACCGCCTTGCTCCAATGCGCAACTCAATCGAATACACCCTCGAATCGCATCGCCTTGCCGCCGTCATGGGAAATTATTACGACTCCACCGGCGCATCGAAAAGCCTGTTCGATGAGTTCGGCGTAACTCAGCAAACAGTTGCCATGGCACTGACCACATCCACCACCAAGGTGCGCCAGAAAGTCATGACCATGCTGGAAATGATCGAAGACGCCCTGGGCGGCTTGAGCTTCACCGGCGTTCGCGTTTTCTGCGGCAAGAACTTCTGGAATGAGCTGATCGAGCACGATGCGGTAAAGGCGACATTCCTCAATACGCAAATGGCGTCTGACCTGCGCGGCGATCCCCGCATGGAGCTCAACTTCGGCGGCGTGGTGTTCGAGCGCTACCGTGGAACCAGCGTCGTCAAGATTGGCGATGATGACGCCTATGCCGTTCCGGAAGGCGTAGTGGACCTGTTCATCACCACCTTCGCGCCAGCAGACTATGTTGAAACAGTCGGCACGCTTGGCCTGCGCATGTACGCCAAGCAGTGGGGAGAAGAATCGGGACGCAGTATCTACCTCGAAGTGCAGAGCAACCCGCTCAACATCTGCACCCGCCCCCGCGCCGTCATCAAGCTTACCAAGGTTTGATCCATGTTCGCCGCCGCCGCCGCACGAATGAACGCATCCATCATGGCCGCTCTTGGCCGCGATGATGTGTCCATTCGTGGTGACGGCTACGATGAATCCCCTCGCGGGATATTCGTTGCGCCATGGAGCGGAATTGCAATCGGCAACATGATGGTAGACCGCCCCGATCCGGTTCTCGTCGTGCTCACGCCGGATCTAGCAGAACTCGGTGGAGTGGACCCGCAACCGGGCGACCAGGCCGAAATCGGCAGCATCATTTACACCATCGTTTCGGCGAAGGATGTAGACGGATTCACCGAAATGACGCTGAGGCTCTATGTTTAATTTCAGCGGGAAAAACTACATCGGCAAGTCCAGCCAGATCAATGAAGCGCGCCAACCCAGGCCGCCCGCGTTGACCGGTATTTATTCCCGCATCGGAACTGGCCATATCGGCAAGCTGATGAACGCCGCAAAGGCATCAAGCAAGAGCGAAGAGCATGCCGAACCTGTTTGACATCGAGCCGCTCATCA